TTAATTTAATTTTTCTATACTGTACCCACTAAAAGAAGCTGTTCCATATGAACCAATCCCAATAGTAGAATAACCTGGTTTTTCTTCATTATTTGATTTACGCAATGTGAACTCATAACTAACTGTTTCTGGTTTTGTTAAATCAAAAGCTTGGATATCTGCAATACCATTAAAAACAGTCAATCTTCCTGTTGCATTCTTCAAAGTTAATCGGTACTTGTGATTTATTTCAAACTCTTGAGTATTATATACTCGTTCATTGTTTAAAATAAGTTTATCATCTTCAAATGAATAACTTCCAAAATTAACTGGTTTTAAATTGTACTGTGATAGCTCTGGTTTATTATCATCAAAATTAAAATCTTGGTTGCTAGATGCAGATACTTGTGTACTTCCAGCAAAAATCGTCACTAATGCTAATGTTAATAGAGAAATCAAAATTTTTTTCATATACATTCGCCTCCTAGTTTTTATTACCTAGTAATTATAACAAGAAAGCGATAACTAAAAAAGCGTTAGGTAAAAAAACCTCAACTCTATTGAGCTGAGGTTTTTTTATTTTTTACTGATTAACTCTTTTTATGAATACGCTTCTTTTTTCTAGGTTTTCCAGAAATTTTATGTATAGAATCAATTTCTTTAAAACCTAATATATTGGCTTTCTTGGTATCCTTATCCACTAATTTAGCTATAGAACAGCCTATGTCTTTGAAATTATAATTAGGATTTATTTCTTTTATGAAGTGGTGTAAAACAAACAAAACTACAGCAATTCGATCAGTATATTTGTTTTCTTTATTCTCGTACTTAAACAAATATTCTTTCCATTCTTCTTTAACAGTTGGTGTAGTTCTCAGCTTCAAATCAATTACATTTGAATTATGGGCACACGCATTTCTAATGAATTTTAAACACTTTAGCCACGACATCAATTCAGCTGTAGAACAGTCATATGTTTTTGCTATTGTTTGTAAGTTTTTGGTAGACATATATTCAAGCAACTTCAAAACATCGCCGAACGTCAAAAGGTCAATCATTAGCCATACACTTGGAAAACTTTTATTGTTTAAGTTTTTTTTACTTTTCAACTCGGAATGCTCTGAATGCCTCATCTTCTTTTTCAAGCGGCTTTTGAATACATCTTCCTGATCTTGCAAGTAGTATTTGCAATATTTATCTCGGTTACACCAATTGTTAAATTTCAAATACCCAAAAGGACCATAATTTCCTTGCCCCAATACGTATCCTAATTGTGTTTTTATAGATATTTCTATTTTCTCAATAGCATGCATCAAATAAATCCGTAGATTCTTATCTTGATAGTATCTAACCAAAACTTGTTCAAAAGATACGTTCTCATATGTTCTAATTTTCTGACCGTTAATATCTTCAACTTTGGATATTGGTTCTGCAAACTCTTTTAATTTGTAATAATTAATATGTTTTAACTTAGATACAGCTCTTGTTCTATTACCGATTTTCATTTTTCTCTCTTCTAACAAATCAATCTGTTCTTCAAAGTCCAAATGCATCAAATCTGCTGTCAACTAATTTCCTCCTAAAAAAAAAGCCCTCACATCAGAACGTATCTGGCCATATGGCAGTGAGAGCATTGTCGTCTATAGATAAATAGTATCACTTTTTTTTCAGTTAGTCAACAGCGACCTCTTTTTACAAAATAATTATTACTTCACTTGCAGTTTTTGGCCAACGTAAATTTTATTAACGTTTGATAGCTTGTTTAAGATCTTAATTTTAGCTGTGGTAGTTTTATATTTAGCTGCAATCCCACTCACTGTATCGCCCGATTTAACTGTGTGGTACTGTTTTGTAGGTGTTGCAGATACTTGTTTAACATATGACTTGTTAGCAGTGAGCAAGTGTCCCGATTGCGTAATCAATCGAGGTGTTCCAGCACTTGATTTTTTGATGTTTTTAATCACAAATTCTGTTCCTTTTTTGAAGTTGGCTACTTTGTTTGATGATTTGTCCCAATCTTTCCCATTTTGTGCGTTAATCTTACGCAAAGTTGATGCTTTAGTAAGTGATACTCGTTTAGGATTTGTGTTGTAGTAGCTGTTATTTGGTGCAGCAGTTACTTTAACAACATCTTGAGCTAATACCCAGCTGTTGATGCCGCTAAGTAAAACGGCTTGCTTAGAGTGTGATTGAGCGATTACTTTTGTTTCTAGGACCTTATACTTTTTATTTTTGACTGATGTTGGGATAACTTGTCCTGTGTGATATTTTTTAGCAGTTGATTTTAATTTTACTTCCTGGCCAACTTTGTATCCGCCTGCAGTATACTGATTAGCTTGCTCGTTCGCTTCGGTTTTCCCAACGTAATAAGAGAGTGGTTTATCAGCGTTTGATAGCTTGTTTAAATCAACACCACCAGCAATACCTTTGACTTGTCCACCATCAGTGTACTGCCAGATATCGTGTTTATAATCAGGTTCCCAGCTTCGGTATGCAGGAATCCATACAAAATCAAACTTGGTAGTATCTAAGTTAAATTGCGTATAAGTATGGTGTCCGACATACAACCCTATTTTTTTATTGGTTAATGATCGTAATTCTTTGACAAAAGCGTTTGTTGCTGCTCGCATAGTTCCAGAAGTTACCGTAAATTCTTCAACGTCAATCACGTAAAACTTAGCTTTATCGCTCGTACGATTGTACAACGCTCGTGCCTCTGTTTTTGCATCAGCATCATTGATATAACGTGCATAAGCGTATGTTCCAAAAGGTACATCGTGTTTGGTAGCTTCTTTTTGATTACGGTCTAAATATTTATCTTTGTAGTTTGTTCCGTACTGCGCTCGAATGATAGCCATGTTTAGATCATCCTTAGCAAGAGACCAATTAATGTTTCCTTGCCATTCAGAAACATCAGCAATTTTCGGATTTTTAATGTCGTTTGCTGATACCGTTACTACGCTACCTAAAAATAAAGCTGCTGTTACTACACCTGCTGTGATTAATTTAATTGTTTTTGTCATGTTATTTGTCTCCCTTTTCATCTGTAGTTGTGTCGTACACAATGCCTAGAGTTGCTAAAATCGTTAATACTGTGTTGATGATTCCTGTTAATTGTTGCGCTTTTTCGCTATCAAATGACAAACCAAAAACAGCAGCTATCTGCTGTATAAATACAACAAACAGTGCTGTTAATGATGTCCATAAAATTTTGCTGTGCCAGTTAACTTTCATTTTCTCACTCCTATACTTTTGTTAAAAAATAGCCGATAACAGTAATACCTAGCGTGATAATGAAACCCCAGGACCACTTATTGCTTACATCCATACGATCCTGACGTTTTTCCAATTCAGTTGCTAAATGGTAGGCTTTGTTCGCTGTCTTGGTTGTCTCGTCTAAACCTTTTGTGTTCTCTTCAATTTTTGCTAGTTTTACCAGTATTTCCGTTTCGATGTCCTTTTCCATGATGTCCCCCTGTTTAGTTCAAAATAAAAAACACATCTTTAAATGTGCTTAATTGCTTATAAGTTATTCAGCATCTTCTTGATCTTCAATTTCATAAATTGCTTCTTTGAATTTTTCTATATCAGCTCTAACTACTTCTTTGTTTGCTATATAAGCTTCTTTTGAAGTAATTGAAGTTGTTACAGATGTTGGGCCATCTGCTTCATTGCTGATATTTGCCGTCAACATAGCAATCACATCATCACCAATCATTACTGTACCTGTCACTGCAATTCTTTTATCAATTCTAATAGCCATATTATTTTTCCCCCTTAATTTCAATATCTTCTAATTTGTCTAACACCAAATCGTACAATTGCGCTTCTACACCACTTAAAAAAGCGTCTGATTCGTCAAGAGCGACAATCAAATGCTTTAAATGTGGTTCATATTCAGTTAAATCAATAACATTTTTTTCGTTTGCTAGTTCATTTTGCGCTATTACCGCATCGGGTTGCTTACCTGGTAGCCATGTAACAAAAGTGTTGCCTTCTTTTGTAGTTGTAACTAATTCTCCGCTATCATCAACTAAGCAGCATTCTTTTAATAGTTCTTGTTCGTCCTTCGCGTACGTTTCAAACTTAGCTGATACTAATTTAACAAACTTGCTAACTGCGCGAGAATTACGCCCTTTTGCTTTTACACCCATTAACATTTCAATCATTGGTTTTAATTCCGCATTGTAAAATTCTATTTTCATTATTTAATTCGCTCCTTTAATTTTTCTATTTCTATTTGATGGTCTTTAACAATTTGTAGTAATGGAACAACCAAGCGGTCGTATTGAATACCCTCTACTTCTTTTGTTCCATCATCGTTTAACTCCCCATATGAAACAAACTCCGTTAAACCCGCCTCAACTAAATCTTCAGCAATTAAACCATGAATGCGCTCGACGGGTAATACTTCATCTTCTGGATTATCCCAATCAAATGCATCTTTATTGTCTAACGCTCTTGCGTACGCCTCTGTATTATCTTTGTCATACCAAGTTTTATGTTTTAATTTCAAGATATTTTTATAGTTATCTGTTTTATCTTCCTCGATAGCCAACTTGTACTTAGATGCTGATGTCGAACGCCCAATTGTTCCGTATAAAGTAATATACATATTTGCCGCTGATGCATATGTCCTCCTGTATATAACAGTCGACTGAACCAATGCACTTGTACTGTCGCTTGATAATAAAATGTGATCGCCGTCTTTTGCAGATAATCTTACGGTATTTGCTGATATGGATACTTGAGAATTACTTGTCGAGGTATTGCCAATTGATATACGCGCCAACATTTTAAGATTCAAGCTACCTCCACTATCGTATAAATTGCCAGATGATAATTCGACACTTTGCCTAGAGAAAACATTTAAAACACCTGCTCTAGTGCCGGATATAGCAGACCCTGTATTAACTTGGCCAATACCTATGCTTAAATCTGCATTAGAAGTCCCTAAAGAAAAACCTTCCTCTCCAATTAATGCTAATCCACTTGCATCTAAAAGTTTCCACTTGTAAGTTATTGTGCCGTATTTTTTGGAATTACCTGTAGTAAGTGCCGGGCTACTATTTAAAGTTATTTCACCCTTTGAAATTGTAAATCCGCCATTACTATCGTAAGATTCAACAATCCCTTTAGTTACATCGATAGAAAATAGTTCATCTGCGCGTTTTATGATACCTTTTTGAAAAGTAACTTCTCCTGAATTAAGGTTAATCGCAAGATTCGCACCTGTTATAATACCAGCGCTTATATTGGAAGCGTTTAGGTTAACAACGTTTATCTTTCCTGCATCAATCGTTCCAGCAGTTAGTTTGTTAGCTGATAAACTATCAATCATTGCGTTCTTAATAACAGCATTATCAATCTTAGTTTTACCGCTTATCCAAACGTTCTCACCTGCAATCAAGATACCTTCAGGTGATATGTTTATTTGATTTATAATACCGTTCTTGTCTACTTTTAGATTGATGTTATCAGCTAGTTGAGTTATTTGTGATTGAGTGCCGTAATCTTCACTATTGTCTGAATACGGTGTCGCTATTTCACCTTCTTCTATTTGTAACTCTGAAAAATAAACGTTTCCACCGAATGCATTTGATAAACCTATAGATACTCGGAAATCTGTTATTTTACCACCTGTTATTCCGTTGTGATCGATAAGGAAACTGAATTTTTTCCAACCACCTGATGATGGATATTTAACTGCGTTGTTAAAGTACCTATACGTTCCATCATCTAAAGTTGTACGAGTATATATGTTTATAAAGCCAGACACTTCATTAGCAACATAATAATAACCTGACATAGTCCATTTTTTATACGCCAACTTACCTATCATATTATCTGTTCTTACCTGGGTTATCCAAGCATTGCTTGTTACTGCATCATTTAACGTTGCTCCTAGCATCCTTCCTACAAAAGGCTGTGAACCATTTGTATTAGACAACCACTGTAACTTAACGCCTGTTATTGCCCAAGCACGATAATCTTCTTTAAAAGAACCGTTTTGTATAAAATTAAGCTTTTTGGTATTTAATTGCGTTACTGTTTGGGTCACTTGTCCAGCTAATTGCGTCACTGTTGATTGTTCAGCTTTAGATTCAACACTTATTTGCAAACCTTCTGCTGTCTGCTTTATTGTACTTATTTCGTCAGTATTTTCATCCACTTTCTCAGATAACGCTTCAGCTTTATCGAATCCTTCTTGCGCTTTTATTGCTGCTTCATCAGCTTTTTGCTGCGCTTTAGCTGCTTCTTCTTTCGCTTTAATAATATCTTGTTGCGCCTGTTCTATTGTTTCTTTGATGAACGGGTCCTCAGCAGTTGTAACTCTAAATACCCACTCGAATTCATCAGTATCACCAATACGTTGGTACACCCAAATTTCTGTATCTGGACCATTGGGCTTAAACCACAAATCACCTTCTTTGGGATTTTTCGGTTCGTCCAAACCCTCATTAATAACATTTCCGCCGGCTGCATCAACTCGATTAGTTAAATCTTCTATTTTTTGAGCTAATGGCCCTTTGTAAGAGTAACTTGCATCTGATTGAGTCGTTGTTTCAGCGCTACTATCTGCACTTAACCCGCCCGTATATTCAAGTTTGTAATCAAGGTTCGGAACTTTGAATGTATTACCTTTGACATCAGACATCCTTATCCAATCACCCGCTTCAAGTGCAGGATTCCCGCGCCACTTTAAAGTGTAAGGAAAGTAGTTGATGTTCTTTATTTTTTGGTAAATAGTATTTAATAAGGTTTGTGTCATGACTTTATTTTCTAGTTCGATTTGCGCACCTGTTTCTGAACCTGCTCGCAATACTTTTTCTTCCGTATCGTCATTACCTGGAACTTTACAAGATATACCACCTAAACGATATAACATTTCGTTTTTAACTAAACCTTTTTGGAAATAGGTATCAGGTGTAATGACATATTCAGTATTAGCTGCTGCATCAAACATATTTCGTATATCTAGTAACCCTGTCCTGTCAAACAGCGCGTAACCACTCTCGAACTGAGCAATCAAACCAATTGCTTGTCTATAAGTGTAACCTTCCATTTTAGTTATTTTAGCAGCGCTTAAACGGGAGAATGTTGTAGTGTTCACTTTAATACCACTTAAATTAGCTATCTCAAGCGCTACGGCTTTGATTTCAGCAGGATATTTAAGTTTAGATACATAAACCCCACCCATCATGATAAACTTGTCAGCAGCTTCTATCGTCGTTTTGTTTTCGTTTCTGTCGGGATCAACACGACTGTTAATGATAAAAATTCCCATTGATACATATTCGATTGTGCCGTTAGGTAATTTAATACCGATTTCCGGGTTAATTTCATCAAGTTCTTTTAAACCTTCAACAACTTTATCTAAGGTGATTTTTATTGAATTGGAAAATACTGAACCAATCATAAAACTTTCACCAGCCATGCTGCCGCCTTCATAACTAAACGAATTTAAATCATCTTGTGTGTATACCTTCTTATTGATAGTGATTCGCATCTTTATTTCTCTCAAATCTGCTTTGAAAGCATTTTGAAAAGCATCGCTCACATTTAACATATTTGTCACCTCTCTTACTGTTCAATGAAGTTGACTGTAACGCCTTCCCATTTCATTGATTTATATTTATCGTTCCATGAATAACTTGGAATTGTTCTGTCGCCTGCATAAAAAGTTTTTGTGACTTGTCCGCCAGCTAATGGATCAGGATAATTAACAGAAAAAAAACTGCCGTTTATTCTACTTAAAATAGCAGAAGCCTCCGAATCACTCAGAGGCCCCCACTCAATATCCAATTTAACTTTTTTGGCAATGACATCACGAACCATCTTACCGTTTGCATTTCGGCCACTTGAATCATTGTCGATGTCTTGTAACCCAACCACAAAACTTTTAGGCGTTTTAACCACTGCACCAGCAATAGAAATCGTACCTGCCATTTATACCACTCCTTTATAAATTAAGTTCTGTTCTGCCGATTTGTTGATGATATTTATTGATTTCCGATACAGCTAAACGTCCAAACTCTTTGCCTGCAACGTTAATGATAATGTCACCGCTATTGCTAGTTGTTTTACTTCCTGAAGTAGACATCTCTTTGATGGCACTTAATAACGCGCCGCTCATGTCAGTCAAACCACCGCTAGTCATCTGGCTATCATTACGATAGTCACCGTTATAATTAAACTGGCTTGATGTGTCTCTGAACACTTCAGGCATCTGCAATGAGGTGAAATCCATTCCCATGATACCAAGAGACTGTTTAATTAAATCTAAGGCTCTAGCAGGTCGTGATAACGGAATAACCATTTCGTCTTTATCGCCTTCACCTAGACGGTACATGCCCTCTTTGTTAATCAAACCACCATTTTCATAACCTTGACCACGACCAATCCAACGCCAGTAATCACCTTGTTGGTTATAACCAAGTGCAGGATTTCTGTAATGTTCAATGTATTTAAGAGCTACTTTAATCGAATCGTATCCATTAAACGGATTTAAACTTTGACCGCGGAAATGTTGTGAAACAACACCTCTCCATGTTGCGGGTGTAATCTGCATCAATCCACGAGCTTCATTTCCACCAGTATTTACGTCAGTATATCCATTTTGAGTAACACCAGGGTTACCGTTGGATTCCGTTTGGATTTGACGCATAAATCGGTTAACTCTGTCACCAGTTCTGTGAACACCTGTCTCGCTAAAACCTCTTAATACATAAGGTCTCCATCGTTCAACGGATTCACCAACCGGGTTAGGTCCACCTGCACTACTTCCGCCAAAGTCGCCAATAATATCTTTAAGCCAACCAACTGCCCCGTCTTTAATCATTCCAAGGCCACCTTTAGCAATTGAAAATGCAGGATCAATTGCGCCTGATAAATCAACAAATTTATCCATAGCTGTATCCAAAAGTTTTTTAGGGTTAGAAATATTATCCCAAATGTCACTAGCTGTATCTTTCACTTTTGATACAGTGTTGCTCATCCCTGATGATATATCTCCGAAATCAAAATCAAAACTAGGCATTTCAAAGTCAATTTTTGGGATGTTGAAATCTTTAAAGAAGTCTTTATCGAAAATACCGTTTGCATATCTTGGTGCCATAGCTTTTGCACTTCTGACACCATCAAGGACTTGAGTTCCTTTAGGTAGATTGACCATCATGTTTTTCGTACGAGGGAATATACCTCTTTTTCCGTTTGGTAACTTATACATTTCTTGCCAGTTAGAACCTGCGCCATCATTTACCATTGCTGGACCACCAGGGTGACTATTTGTACCTTTGGCGTATTTTGGATATTTTCCAATTGTCCACGGATCTATTGTTTTTTTACCTGCTCCAACGGCTTTCAGTACCCAATTTATCCCCTTAATCATTCCGTTAACAGCCTTACCGATAACGCTAACGATACCGTCACCGATTGCAGCAGCGCTTTTCTTGATAAATTCAACACTTCCAGTGAAACCTTTTCCAATCTTACTACCCATACCACTAGCCCAACCAGTTACTTTATCAAAGGCATCTTTACTTGATGCTTTCAACGCTGTCCAATGGGTTGAGGCATTTGAGGCTGCACCTTTTACAGATGAACTGATTTTATCTTTTATATTATCCCATGAAGATGCTGTGTTTTTCTTAACATAATTCCATGTATCACTTGTTTTATGCCTAATATCGCTCCATCTATCAGATATTTTTTTTGCAGATTCAACAACAGAGTTTGAAATACTATTTTTTACTTCTCCCCATTTTTGGGAAGTGGCATTTTTTATATTATTCCAAGAATCTGATGTATTTTTCTTTATAGAAGCCCATTTCTCCCCAGTTTTTTTAGATGCATTTCCAGCTGATTCAGAAATACTATTTTTAATATCGTTCCACTTATCAGATGTCCACTTCTTAACAGTATTCCATGTATCTTTAGTGAAATTTTTTATTTTATCCCAATTTTTAACTATTAGAACAACGCTTCCTACAACCGGTCCCGAAAGAACAGTTAATAGTGTCGTACCCCATGTTTTAAAGAACTCCATAATACCGTTCCATACTTTACTTGTAACTGAAGCAATTTCATTCCATCTATCGGCAAAAAATCCGACTAAACTAGAAACCGTTGCTTTTAAGGAATCAAACAATCCGCTTATCCACGATACAAAGTTACTGATTAAATCTCCGCTATTTTCAATCCAATCTGCTAACGTTTCTAGAACAGCTACTATCCCTTTAAGTACAGAAATAATAATACCACCAGTCCATTTAGCTATCGGGATCAAGAAGTTTTTCATGAACCATTGGAAGAAAGGTTGAGTTTTTTTCAAAACAGCATCCAGAACTTTCAAAACGGCACTTAAAACATCTAAAAACACAGGAATTACTTCTTCTATTGTAAATTTCCCTAGTGGTAGTAAAACATTTTCATAAAACCACTCTAAACCTTCGCCGATATTATCAGTTAAAGGTTCTAGCGAGTTCAGTAATTTCTTGATGGATTTTAGCAAAGGTGTGAAATCTAATTTCTTAGCCCAATCTGCCGTCGCTTTAGTCATTCTTTTTATTGTTCCCAATATAGAATTGATAATTTTAAATATTCCTTTAAAAATATCCGTTCCTAAATCTCCTGTATCCCACGCTTTTTTAAACTGACCTGCTAAGTTCCCGATAACATTGAATATATTAGTAAATATTTCTAGTAAATTCGCAGCAATCTTTTCACCTTCGCCACTATTCCATGCCTTTCTAAAAGAAATGGCAATCGAGTGCAATAGCTCTAAGATATTGTTAAACATATCGAAAATAGACTGTATCAAAGCGGTTCCTCTACCATCATCTTCCCAAGCATTTTTAAATGCTGTTGCAATATCTCCAATGATGTTAAGTATATCGGCAAATAGTATTAATAGATTGCTAATAAAACGCTCACCTGTGCCGTTTGTCCATACTTCCATAAAGCTCTTGCCAATTGCTTTAACTAAACCTCCAACGCTCTTAAGCGCATATTTCCACGCATCCATAACTTTCTGGCCATGTTTGTTCCATGCAGCTTGCATTGGCGCAAATAAATCAACAAGTGTCTTTTTAAACTTATCAGCCCAGTTATTAACCCATTCAGGAATTACAGGGTCAGCAATGCCAAAATCAACACCTGGTTTGTTTTGGTTCTTATCAGCTGCCGGCGCTTTTATATCGTCTGAATCGTCTGATAAACCAATGCGATTAATTTCATCAAAGCCCATCAATGCGCGTTGTAATTTTTTCACTTTTTCTTTTGTTTTATCAGCTGTTGTTGCTGTGTCTTTCATCGCTTGTACGTTGTCGTATAAACCTTCCGCTCCTTTTTTAGCAGCTGAGTAAGTCGTTCCAAATAACGTTGCAATAAAACCTGCAAGATATGCTGTCGCTTTTGCTAGTCCTGCCATCAATGCATTAAGTGCTGGCATAATAGCTGTATAAATCGGATAAAATGCTGTTAGTAAGTTAACTTTTATTTCATTCAACGATGCTGTAAATTGATCGTTCGTCATAGCTGCATCCATCATGCCTCGACCTAATGTTTGCATTCCTTTATACATAAGAGCAAAGACAAATACCTGTCCAATCATTTGGCGCATACGATTACTGAATGAACCCATTCCGTTATTCATGCGCCGAGTACCATGCGCGACATTGTTAGATGTTCTGTTAAATACTCCGCCAAACTTAGAAAACATACCACTAGAACGTTGTGCCTTTTCGCCTGCTGATTTAACAGACTGTGCCGCCTTACCTGTTTGAATAGATGATTCACCTAACTTTGTATTAACACCACCAAGCGCTGAACGTAGCGTTTTGGCCCTACTTTCTACTTGTGCATATGCATCAGTCAACTGGTCGTTATCTTTAATTAGTTTATTCATCTTAGCAGATTGCTTTTGGATTGTATCAGCTGTTTTAAGTGATGTTTTATTATCAGCCGTTCCTTTAAAACCAGTTTCAAAGTCACCCACAGGTGTTTTCTGATTGGCATAATCTAATTGCAATTGCTTAATGCGTTTTCGCATTGATTCTATCTGTCCTTCATTTTGGGCCATAGCGTTTGTTATTTTATCCATTGAACGAGGCACCGCATCAAATTCTGATTGCATGCTTGCAGCTAATGCCTTCGCACTGTCTTGGTACTTAGTCATTTGAGCTTGTGCACGCGCAATTTGTTCGTCATACTTAATAGTACCCTTGGTGTCATTGTTGCTCACAGCACCTTGTCGTTGCGATTTAAGATAAGCTAACTTTTCTTGCTGCGCTTTAGCTTGTCCCATTTTCGCATTAATCTCATTAACCATTGCATCAATTTCTTTAGATGCTGTTGTACGACCTTTGGCAAATCCTTTAGATAAGTTTGTCCCCGATTTAGCGGCTGATTTCTCAGTAATGGATTCCATATGTTTCATTGAATTTTCAACATTTTTGTTAATCTTTTCTAATTGTTTAACTACTGTATCGCTACCTTTTTCAACACTCATGTTCTTTTCTGTTTTGCCAAAAGATGAACCTGTCATGCTTTCCATACGCTTAAGCATTTTTTCGAATTGAGGGAACACTTTTTCTACACTTTTTTGAATATTTTCAGTGTTAACTTTCAACAGGACTTCTAAAGTTTCTAATTCTATTGCCATTTACTCACCACCTTTCCAATAATTAAATTTTTAGTTATTTTTCTTATCCTGTGTGCGTTTAACACCTGCAACCATTTGCAATAATATTGCTTGGTCCATCTCTGCGATGTAAGGCTTCAAACCGTTATCCTCTTTAACAGGTTGAACGACTTTATGTTGTGACTTATCTGCCATCCAAGGATACATTTTATCAATTGCAGGCATTTTAGATGGATCATTAACCGCGTACATCATCAACTGTGCTTGATTGTAATCAAACATAGCTTTTTCTTTTAACTCACGTTCGCGATTATTTTTATTTGCTAACACCTGCACCATAATTTCATCAAATGTCATTTCCCAATAAGCATCAGAAGCAATACCTAACTCTATAGCTGGTATCTCCATTTCAATCAGTAAATCACTAACTGTTTGTAAATCTTGACCTACAGCTCGCTCTCCACTTCCACTACTTCCGCTTCCAGTGTTAGTGATTCCCCATCTGTCATTGGTTTCTCCGTTTCTTTCTTTCCGAAAAAACCAGCTTCTTCTAACAATTCTTGTACAATTTCAAATAAATCCATTGTATTTTGTCCATCATCAAGGAAAGTTTCAAAAGCATCAATAAGATCTGATTCTTTGATGTTACTAGTTTCGTTTGCCCCTTGTAAAACAAGTAACAATTCATTTGCTGGCGGTAATGTCATACCACCTGAACTAGACATAAAGATAGCGATTAATGATTTCCCTAAACGTTTTTCAATCTTCAAGATGTTACGACCTGATAAACGTAGATTTAGCGTAAGACCGCCGAATTCGATTGTTTTTGAGTTTGGTAATTTAGTAACTTTTGCCATAATATATTTCCTCTTTTCGTTTTATATTAGTAAGAGCCGCCATATTGACGGCCCTCCTGGTTTATTTTGTATTTGATTTGCCCTCAACCTCTGATTTTTTAAAAGGTTCTGGTGAGGGAGTGCTAGGGTGCAGGGGCTACAGTAGGACCTTTGCTGACAACGATAACTAAGTTAAAACCAACAGCAGCATTTACTTCTACGCCGTCTAATTTAAAATCAGGCTCACCGCTGAAAGTTACTTTTAAACCATCTGGATAAGCAATTGTAAAGTCGTACGCTTTGCCCGATTTGACCATGGCGTGAACTGCCTTGAAGTTGCTTCCTTGATAAACGATAGCGAACTCTAAGTTATCGGTATCTTGAATACCTTTGATGTAAGCTTTCTTTTCCGAACCTAGATGAGTAACATCCACTTTCTCTGGATCAGCACCGATTGCTGGGATACTTTTAACTGCTGCGATAGGCACTTCTTTTTCACCATCTGTATAACTTAATAATGTCCCTTTAGATAAAAGGCCCTCAATTTCACCTGCAAATTTTTGTAAATCCATTTTAATTTTATTCATTTTGTTACCTCCATTTTCTTATTTGTGATAAACATGTTTAGTTGCGTTATCAACAACGCCTGATGCTGTGCATATAACTCTTTTAAGCCCTGCTGTGTTTGCATCAGTCAAAGCACATAAAAAGCCGACAGCACTTAATCTATCGACTATCTGTTGCGCTATTTGTGTAACAGTTGATTGATGATAAATTTCTAGCGTGATGTTCCATTCCGTTCTTAACTCCAATTTATCGGAATCTACAGCTAATGGTTTGTCTGCCGTCCTATATATCACAAGGGGAAACTGATTCCATGTTGTAGGATAATCTGTACCGAATTTAGCAATTGTCTTGTCTTTCAAGAGTTCAGAAAGGATTGTAGCAACCACTTCTTTTATATTTATTTTTGACATTACTTCAATCCTCTCTTCAATTCTTCTTGGACACGTCTCTTAAAGAACTCAGGTGCATCTTTTTCACCTTCTTTTACTGCTGGGTATAACCAAGGTCTAGCAGGTTGCCCATTAGTACGGTAGAAATCAACGCCTTGAATCGTAATCTTAGGAATACCGTAGACCGCTTCTAAATCAATATCCACTTTGTCAGCAGTTATAAACCAAGGTGTCTGCTTATAAACTGGCTGTATGCCTGGTGGCAAATCTTTCTTAGATTCCTCACCATTTTTACCTGTACCAAACTCACGATACAACGCTTGCTCTTTGTCAGACCACACACGACCTACAATATTTCCGTTCTGATCAACAACAGTTTCATTTTTTACGCTTCCTAACAATTCACCTGTAGCATGTTTCATTCCAGACGCTAGATTGTTCTCCGCGTATCCTTGAATTTGTTCTGTTGTATCAAATGTTGCTTGATAAGACGCTTCATTAAGCACTGACGGCAATGTTTTAAGTTTCGACTTGAGTTTATCAAGTCCTTTAACCTCAAATGACATTGCCATCAATCCTTTCTAAAGTGATATTTAAATGTTGTGAGTAAGGTTGTATAGCAGTAATTTGATAATCAGGTGTATCATCCTTTGTAACATCCAAACAAATGCCGTCTAACTCATTGTGTTTAGGTTTTATCAAGTCGCCTTGATATTTACATGCTTTGATATAAGGCAACCTCACACCGTAAACCTGAGCATTCACAACACCACCTGCTGATTGTACATTCATTCTTAATTCAGTTGCTTCTTGGCTATACGTGATAACTTCATTTCCTTCGACATCGTAATCAATTTCACGTTTTTTCAGATAAACAGTTGATAAATCACTGTCTCTTAGTCGCATAAAATGACCCCACTTTACCTTTTCGATATTTATTAAGGCTTAATTTAATGTCTGATGGAATATCAGCTGTATAAGCAATAGAGACACCACCTTCACTTCGTGATGCCTCCCCTTCTGTACCTTGTCGATTATAAGCAATGACAGCAATCTGACGAGCATAAACTTTCAATTCATCTATCATTTCAGTGCGATTGCAATAATCACGAACAGCCGCTTCAGCATCTTCTAATAACACTTGCAACTTTTCAATTTCCTTTGTTTTATCCGGTCCGATGTTTAAACGAACTTGCAGCTTATAAAGCTCTGTCATTTCACTAGCCATTGTTATCAACTCCTACTTATTTAGTTCCTTCTGGCGCTGTCTCTGTTTTTTTACCTGGTACGCCATTCTTGTGAACAAACGCAACAATACGGATGTTTTTACTCTCATATACAGCCTTCCAGTTGTTCCCTTTTTCAATTTCTGTATTTGTTGGGGAATGTCCAGCGACAGACTTTTCTTGCCAAGAAATACCACGAGGGTGTAACAAGAAGTGTTGACGATTAATAAGGATGTCATTACCTTTTAATTTTTCACGATCAGTTTCAGTAGGAACAGGAGCTTCACCGTTTCCAAGACCGAATGCACCTTCACCAAAGATATAAGACGTGTATACGCCATCTTTCGCTGGCAAACCATCATCAACAATCACATGTTTACCCATATAGGTTGGAAATTTCTTGTTATCTGAATCTAACATGAACTCAATTAAACCTTGTTTACGCAAGTTCATCTCTGTTTGAGAGTGCATTGCGATTGCTGTCAACTTACCTTCTGCATCACCTAACTTGTAAGTGGCTGATAAGAATGTGTCCCCTGTGAAATATGAATCATCACCAGTTTCTGTTGAGACGTCTAATTTATTTGAATCCAAGGCACCTGATGCAGTAATTCCGTTTAATGATGCGATAAGGACAGCTTGGCGGCGACGATTCCAATATTCAACTACCAAATCACCGATTGCACGCATAGGATCATCACCAGATAAGGCTTTTGCTAAATCATTAGTTCGCCATGCTTTACCACGCATATGCAAACGCGCAATATCTTGAGCTGCTGAAATATTGCCTGGCGTCAATGCCACTTCACCATCATCTAAAATTTCGTCCTCTCCTGTTAAATCTTGCCAAAAAGGCATATTAATCATATTGCTGCCTGCTTTTGCTAATTCATCAAGGTCTTTGTCATTGGAAATGATGCCTGATTGGAGTAACGCCGATGATTCTGCTGTTCGTTCGGTGATATATTTGTTAAATACCTCTGGTACAATAACATCCGCAATTCTTGTATTTGTTCCTGCTGCAAATTTCTGTAAGTTCATTTTTAATTTTTCAATCATTATTTATTCCTCTTTTCATTTTTTATTGTTGTGCTTGTTGTTGTAATAATCTTGCTCGTTCTGGATCAGTTTGAAAAAGACGACCTTGTTCTGTCAGATTTAATGATTCTTTAGAAAAAGGATTGTCAGTGCGTGTAGTTTGACCGCCACCTAGTGGGTTATCAACTGAATGGGAAAGACGTTTGTCTACTTCCGCCTGTACCGCTGCATCAAAACTTCCTGTCGCCTTTGTAAATGCTGCCGATACTGCATCAATGCTTGCTTTACATGTTTCTGCATTGGTGTAATCAAGTGTTGTCAGTAATTCGATTGGTAATTTAGCTTCTGTCAGCTGCACAGTTGCTTGTGCTTTAAGTTCACGTTGTGTTATCTCTGCTTCACGTTTAGCTAATTCAACATCTAATTGTTCACGCTGATATTTAGCTTTTTGTTCTGCATCCATTTCAGCCAACTTGACCGCTTCTGTCGCTGCTTCTTGTTTAGCTGCTTCGATTTTTTCAGAAGTGGATTGCTCCCATGTTGTCTTAGCAGTCTCTAATGCTTTACTGATACGCTTATCAACTAAACTATCAAGTTCCGACTGACTAGCAAAAGTGACTTGTTCCCCTCCTTCACCTTGCTCTCCTGCTTCACCAGGTTCTGCAAACAATTGTAAGTTCATTTTTAAATTTTTTAACATTGTGATTCCTCCTTTTTCGCCCGTACACGTTTATTTGCCACGACAAAAAGCACCCCATGCAATGCACACGATGCTTCTCATTGTATTACATTAACCCACACACACGATATTATCCGTTGTTCTTTAACGTCTGCAACAGGAAAGACAGATACTCATTTATTTTTTAAGACGTGCTTCTCCCAATCTTTATAAGTTGCACTCTGATTAATAGTAAAATCCCTTTTAGCAATTGGATCATACGCTTTTCTTTTACCCCTGAGCTCACGACCTGCAAAATGCGCACGCGCTACTGTTCTGCAAAATGGGTGGAATGGTGGATAATTCCCTTCAATTCCATTAACAACAGCATCTTTTACTTTGTATACTTTATTTTCGTTGCTTTTCTTTTGGCATATAGAGCTTGTCCTAAGGTCCAATACCACAACTAATTTATATTCTTCAACACCATGTTCTAGCCAACCTTTTAATTTCGCTTGGCCAGCAACAAAATTTGCCTCTGTTCTAACTAACCTTTTAGCAACACCAGCTGAAACGTTGAACTGTTTTGACAGCTCCCTAGACATTTCTCGTTCTGACATACCTGTCATAGCTTCTACTGTGAACATTTCTTCTAACTTCTTCGCTAACAAGTCTGTATCAGACCAGATGCGTTTAGAATAATTAGAACCTTTCCAGTCGCTCTCTAAGACATTTTTAACATACTTGGTAGATAGTTCTTTAAATTCGACTATCGGCTTATCTGCATGTAAATCAATCGTCTTGATAGCCTTATTTGCACTATCCATCACAACAAGCGTTGCTTTACCATCTTGTATTTTGTACGTTGGATATTTACCGTCATTGTGTTTGGCAACAACTTCCTCAGTTTTGCCAATAATACCTTCAACTGCAGCTTGCTTATACGCATCGTTTATAACATCAACGTAATAGTTAGTCGATACTTTGAGTTGTACATCTGCAATTTGCTTCGATACGATATAAGACTTAGCTTTTAACGTTTCTAGTCGAGTGATGCGGCTCTTAACCGCTAAACCAGTAAGATAATCAGTAACTTGTCTTTTTATCTCTTTATCTTTAATCGTTTTAGCAAGGACTTGTAACTCTGCTAATTCAGTTGATGTAACGTTTGTGTTGAGTATTCGATTAACTTCAACCTCAGTCTTATCTGTTTTGCTGACATATCGGTTATATATCTTCTTTGTTTCTTTCGTGAGATACTCTTGTCCTTTTAAATAAGCCGTAACTATGATGTTCTCTTTCTTATCTAAGCTTTTATGTACTGTTATATCTTGATTAACAGCCCGTTTATCCCAATAACTTAACTTCTTTTTATCTGACACAACATCACATCCACGTGTTCCGGATAAGTTTCTTGAATCGCCTTACAACCATTATGCAAAGCTTGTGTTAAAGCATCTGTTTTATCATCAATCATCATCAAAGTAACTTTATCGGTGTCTATCTCGTCACAAATGTAATGTGATAATTCATTTGTAATCGTCACATACAATGATGATACAGCTGCGCATACAATATCTTGACCGATAACGTCGTACAAGGCATGTCCTGAAAATTCGTAAGATACAATTTGATTCCCTTTTGCATAGAACTTAGCGCTAATCATCATGTTTGCCTGCTAATTCAAGCCGCTTGATGTCTGTGTTAGCAAACACAATCTTACGCTGCTCTGTTTCAACTACAAGATGATGCCCACAAATAAAGCGTGATTGGTAACCTTTGAATTCTTCAGGTGTAACTGAGAAAGGAAAAACTGCATCACTTGTCGTCACTGTCATCACTAGATTCTTTTCCATCTTCATCGCCCTCCGCTTCATCGTCTATATCGTTATGACTTGATTGCTCGCCTAAAGCTAATTGATTTTGTTGAATGTTTTCTTTTTGTTCTTCTCGCAACTTCGCAAGTTCTTCTTTAGGGTTATCAATGAAAGGCACTTGAGCTAATAAAGTTTCTAGTGAAATAAAGTCCTGGGCTTGTGAAATCATACTTATTATTTCAGCTGTATTAATTGGTAAGTTAGGCTTTAAATCAATCTTTACACCTGTTACGTCAATTGATTTGTCTTTTACCCCCAAGATGTTAGCAAAAAGCTCTAACCTTTGTCTTAGCCCTTTTGTTAAATAACGTGATTTAACAGCTATAGACTGCAACAATCCGAAAAGCTTGTATTTCATTGCTTCTCCACTAACGTTCCCCATAAAATTTTCATCATTCATATTTGGAACATAAGTAATCTTATGCATGTCCTCGACAATAGACTTCCTTAGTAACTCCACACTTGCTTCATCTAACGACTTAGTTAACCAACTAGCATTTGTATCAGTACTGTTAGATTGTAGTAACTTTTCTTTCCTTAGTTGGCTACCTTCATCTTCTTCAAGCACAAAGCCTTGTAAGAACAAAATGGCATCAACATAAGCTTCTTTATCGTTCAATCGATCAGATTGTAAAAGATTATATGCATCAATTGAGCTGATTATCTGCTCAAAATCGCCTTGACGTTCTTCGTTATTTCTATATTCAACCACTGGTACCATTTTGAAGTAATGCGGTTTGCTGTCCACGAAATCAACATCGCCTGCACCTTTATTAGCTTGCTTGTATGTTTTAACGACTGTATCTGTATAAATTTTGATTGTATAATGTTTAATTTGACCATCAAAACCTTTAACCGCTTGATAATGCACACCAAACAATGGATTTTTATCTACGGTATCATCAGTAACTAAAAAGATACCTCTTGGGTCAATACATTTGATACAAAGCTCAGTCCCGTTTTGTTCGCCCGATTTTTGCTTAAGATATATAAGTTCATAACCGATACCAAAGGTCGCTAAATCCTTTTCAAGTTCCGTATCGTGAGAAACAATATCTAAACGGTCGAACTCAGCTGTAATAGCTCCTATATCTCCCCCATCTTTTGAAGCAGTGTAACTAATTGGATTTGATACCATGAACCCTACAGACATATCTACAACATACTTTGCGTGATTAATCATCAGCTTGTTGTTCGGTGCGTCTTCATTATCTTTTGTCCGCTTAACAATCTCTTGATCGCCATTATAATAATTGGATAACTTTTCCAAATGCGGAACTGATTCTTGATGCACATTAATGCAGTAGTTTATCAACTCGGAAGTTGGATTGTTTACATCTTCAATTAGTTCACGATTAATTGCAATTGCCATTTTATCCCTCCTTTAGAAACCAAATTTACTTTTATTAGCAACAGTTGCTTTACGTTTAGTCATGTCATTTTCAAAGGCGTAACGTGTTGCATCTATCGTGTGATTGTCTTTATCTTCTAGCCGCGGCTTAGGATTTCCATCTTTATCAGTTTCATAGTCGATATTTTCAAATTCTCTTGCAATGTTAGGCGTTCGGTTAGGGTCAATGACTATTTGTTCTAAGTCGTCAAGCCATCGTTCACCATGTTCAACACTGTTAGGCCCTTTCTTAGCACCTATAAGATAACGTGATGGCCATGAGTGCTCACTTTGCAACTCGTTGATTGTTCTTGGGTCCTCGCTATCTGCAATAGTAAGGGAACTAAAAAAGCCACATGCTTTTGCGTTAGCAGCAAGTGACCTGTTACTCATTTTCACACCATAAACTTCACGCATTGCATATGCTATACGCCTTGTTTTGTCATAATGCCACTGAACACCTGCAACAGGGTCAGTAGCATAACCAAAGTCTAAACCTTGACGAATGTTGCTGAAGGATTTGAATTCATCGTTTGTTATCGTTCTAAACACAAGGTTGTTAAATGGGACAACACCATTACCAATGGGTTCGCCTCCATATTCCCATGCGGCCTTTTGTGGATTTGTTTGATACATATGTTCGGCTTCTTCTATGAACTCGTCTGATATATGTGGGTTGTCCTTGTATGTTGTATGGTGCACCCTTGTATTTGGCGCTAGTGCAACCTTTGTTTCATACTTCTTGTTAACCCATGATTGCTTACGTTTTGGCGGGTTATAGGAATTAAAAAAGTAATAACTTAAACCAGCTGGCAACTTAGCCCTCAACACTGATTTTTCTATTACTCCTATTTCTTCTTCTAGTTTGAACTCTGCTAATTCTTCAATCCATAGTATGGTTAGAGGAAACTTAGCTATCTTAATTGACTTAATCTTACCTGGATCATCAGCACCACGAAAATAGATGCTGTTACCTCTAGGTTTGTATGTGGCTTTTAATGGCGACTTGCTGAAATGCCATTCATCTTCCATGCCTAGAATGTCTGCAGCTTCTTTTAGCTGTTCAACTACTGATTCAGACAAGGTATTACCGACTTTACGAACAACTAACGCACTAATAGCGTATTTTTTCATCAGCAATATTAAAATCATTGCTATATGCGTTGACTTAGCGCTACCACGTCCACCTTTTTCTACATAACGTAAGTATCGCTTAAACTTAACATCTAACCACAAGGATATAAAAGCCGGGTTAAAAAGGCTAGATAGCTTCTTAATTACCTTCTTCATCCAACACCTCCAAATCCTCCAAATCATCAACAATGTAGGTTGTTTGTGTTGGGTTTACTTTAGTTTCAGATTCAACCTTAGCAACTTGTGCCTGCATTAACTGCAACTTAGCGCGGTGTTCGTCTTGTTCATCTGTGAATGATACAAACTGTTTAATCAAGCCCGACAATGTCGTCATTGCTCTTGATTGAGCTTTGATAAACGACTCTTGTCTTTCGTAGGCATACATCAGTTTTGTTGATGAACTGCTACCACCTTCACCAGACGACCAACTGCTTTCTTTTTCTAAATCGTCACTTGAATCACTCACCCACATAATTTCTTGTGATCTAATGATTGTTGTGTATTGTATGACTATCTGTTGCCAAAGCATATCAACTGGTGATTGCTGTTCAACAACATTCATCAATTCTTTTAAGCCGTCAGGTAAATGCTTAGCGTACAAACCATGCACCGTTGCGTTGTCATTACCTTTAGGCGCTGTTGCTTCCTTATTGCCTTTGTTACCTTTTGCGTGAGAATTACCAGGCATCGCACCCCCACGTTTTGTGTGCACCCCTTTATCTTTGTGTGCACCCCTTTCACGAAACCACTCATGCCTTTTTTTCCACGACTTAACTGTATTAATCGAAACATCATATTTTGCTGCAATGTCTTTGTATTTCATACCATCGTTGTAATCTATTTCTGCTAATTTATAATTATCCATACCGCATCAAACCACCTCACTCTCATGTGTCTTGTTTCGTTTTTGATTGCTTACCTCCGCCCAAACGACTTACACTTTAAATACAACCTGTCTGCTTGCTCGTCTTGCTTTAAATGTACCTTGTAACCATGTTTGCTTGGATTGTCTATCATGTACCTGTTAGCCTCTGCATGCGTTTTAAAACGATATTCTTTATTCGTTGTCTTATCAGTTATGATTGCTATACTAGTCACTCACTTCTGGGCGAAAGCAATCTTCACATGATTCATAGGTCGCTTCGAAGATGTCTGGCTTACATGGATAAAACTCACCTTGCACACCTTTAATAATATAGTCGCCAATTGTTGCATATATTGGACCTTCTAATGTATGGATAGTTAATTTATCGGGAACATCAAAGAATTCGATTTCTTTGTCATCATAGATAGCTTTCAAAAGCCACTTAGGTCTACCGTTGAAGATCCCCTCTTCACCGCTAAAACCTAAAAATTTTACCGCCTCAACGACTACTGGTCTCTTTCTATACTCCATCTCCATCACTCCTTAATTTAATGTATGAAAAAAGACACCCTGTTGGATGTCTTAGATTGATCTATTTATCATTATCTTCATCTTTTGTACTAACTCTAATCCATTCATCTTTAAAATAACCCCTAGCGTAATTAACAATTTTTTTTTCGCATACTTCATAAGAATATTTTATTTTTCTACTATAATCATTATCGTCGTAATCCGATCCTACAATCTTCTCAATGAGACTTAATGTAACTTCACTTTTCTTGTCGCCTAATTCATATTCAGCTATAAGGCATGGTTCTTCCATGCACGTGATAAAAGCACCGTTTTTATCATCTGCACCTTCACGATCGTCTCCCAAAAACAGCTTGAATTTCAAAAAAATCAGTTTTAGTCGGCTTTGTATTTCAATTGCTTTTTCTTTATAACCTTCATAAGATTTGCTTTTAGAATTGATATCCATTAAATAAAGACTATTTTTTAATTCCTCACAAACAGATAAATATTCTAATACAATGTGCCGAGCCTCTTGTATCCATTCTATTCTCGCCTTAGAGATTATATTTGCTTCAATCTCATAATGTTTAATCTGCTCCTGTAGTTTTAATTGTTTTTCTAAACTATTTTTTTGCGCTTCCAAATTTTTTTTCGCTCTATCATCTTGCTTCGACATATTCTTTTCTAGATTCCTACTAGTTGCATAAATTGTTGCCCCTACTCCAAAAACCGTTATTAAAGATGCAATAATAGTTGACCAAAAATTTAATGGCACTTCGTCAAAATGAAAGAATACATTAACAAAAACCGAACATATTGTACCAAAAAATAAACCGATAATTGCCGTAATCCAATGCTCTTTTTTATTTTCCTTTATATTTTCTATAATTTTTCTCAAAATTAAATCGCCTCCCATCTAAATATACCAACAAAAAAGCACACCTACAATAGTAGAATGCGCTTTCTTAACATATAAGGGAGTGTTTTTTGCATTAGACCTTGTAGGATTCGAACCTACGACCGGACAGTTATGAGCTGCCTGCTCTTCCACTAAGCTAAAGGTCCAATTATGCGATAGGTAGGGAATCAAACCCTACAATGCCATGTGGGAACTATCTTGGGGGCTACGATGGTATCCTTAATAACTTTCCATAAAAGCATATGCCGTTATGAACGAGTCCCCTTATTCCATCGTTTGCAATTTCATTCTGCCACTATCGCTGAGGGTTGTTGTTTTAAATCGATACCCACAAAGGATTGCACTAAGCGTGCCAGCTATTGTTTGTACACAATATGATGTTTAGGCAGTTGGCTTTTCCGAGCCTATTCTACCTATATCTCGCTAGAGTGTCGCTCTCTAGTCAAGCCCTGTGAAGCATATACCGTTTTCCTTTCAGCTATGCTAACACTCGCTTACGAGATTCTTACCTAATACCATTTTATCACGTTAAAACGGCTAAAAGTTCCGTTAAAACTCCAATTAAACTCCATTTTAGAATTTAAGTTTAACGTGTATACCTAAAGCATATGTAAACTGAGTGATAGCCATTTTCATATCGTCGTGATACGTTGATTTTTCTATAGCTAATGTTTCCATTATTTTTTGTTGCGTTTTGTTCTCATAATACCTCATAACCAGCATTCTTTTCCTTCTGCCTTTTCTATCAGCATCAATATCACACTTAATACTATTCAGTCCTAATTGTATCTTTTCATAAAAATAATTAACGTCTTTAAATTTTTCTATGTTGTCTAAAGCTGCTGTTTCAACTGAGCTATGAAACTCATTGCTGAAACTAGGGGGCATGATAGAGTAACTTGGTGTCACTTTAGTTTCTGTTCGTCCGCCCGCCTTTGCAACCTCATCTTTATAGATACTAAACAAACGAATGACGTTCCTTTTTGTAAGAGGCATGTTTAAATCGTCGGGCTGTATATCGTTGTATTCTTCTAATTTATCTATCAAATCAATCTGTTCCATCATTTCTCACTCTCCAACTCAATCAAAGCTAACGTTGCATAACCTATGATGTCTTTCAGCGTATCTTCGATGCTCTCACCTAATTTGTCCTTTTCACCTGCGACTAGTTGCTCTAATCGCATAAATTTATCGTTTAATCGCATCTCTACACTTACAATGCCATATTTTTTATATTGTTTAGAAAATGAATCGCCATAATTCTCGTTTTTAGCTGTTATTAGCTCGGACATTTCTTCATACAGTTTCTTTATTGATCGTTTCAATTTATAAGCTGGCGTATTACATGCTGAATAACGTAATGAGTCTGTTAGCGGTATATTTTTTTCTTTTGGAGCGGATGTTTCTTCAACTGATTTGAGCGCTTCTGGCGGGAACGACAATTGCGCTCCACCATCCAATAAAACACTACATTCACCAAAATCATTAATATACATGAATTTACCAACACGCCCATTAGTTATATTTCTACTAGAACCGCTATAACACACAATTTCGACTCGGTCACCCGATTTAAAATTAACTGGTGTTTCCTCAATATCTTTAACATAACGGTAGCGTGTGAATATATCTACATCAATATCTAAACAATCGTTACCGTCAGACAACACCACATTGACAGAAGGTATAAAAGAGTTTGAATTCGTAGTAAAGCACCATACGTCGCAAACCTCACCATTAACCTCTGTTACATGAATCAAGTCGCCATTTTTTCCGATTTCACCGATATTACCTGTTACCTCCACGTACTCTTTATTTTCATAAATCATAAATATGCCTCCTTCTCTAAAATGCTAGAACGTAACAAGTCACTTTTCTTTGCCTTTTTCTTGGCGTTATACGTTTTCGGTCGTAACTTTCTCTTTATCTCAAAGTCATTAATCACTATCCGATTTTTAACGCAACGTCTGAATCGTGAATCAACTACACTTTCGTCTAAATTATTAGCAATCGAAAGTTCTTTTATTGTTTTATAATAACTCTTATATTTGCCTTTCCGTATAACCGTGTAGTCGTATCGTTTCCAAACAATTCTATCTTCTTCTTTTCTCGTTCTTAATTCGCTCAATTCTTTTCCTAATCGTTCTATTTTCAAGCAAGTGTCACATCCGCAATCAAGTTTCACACCTACCTCAATAGTTTCTTCTGACCCAACGGCTTTACGTCTGTTTTCACGTCTGTGTTTATCAATCAGATTGTTTATTTTTAATATTAAGGCTGTTTTTTAGCTTTGTCCTCTGCTAAAGTCATTACCTCACTCCTTATTTATATTTAATTTCCTTGACCTGTTCAGCTGTCAATTTTATGCCATCAATATGATGCAATGCTGCAAACTCTTCCCACCCCATAGTATGAGCTTTTATGTGCATTTCCCTGCTTAGGCACACAAGTCTGTGTTGCGAATGGTCTACATGCCGTCTATCACGCCCTGCGCCTATCGTGTCGATATGATGAACTTCACCTTTTACTCCAGTAACAGCACACACACGATGTTTTAAGCATAAATATAGATAACGTTGTATATCGTCTGTCATTTCCACGCCTTTTTTTCTGAATGGAACGCCTGCTTGAAAGCAAAAATCAATTATATACGCGATGAAATCAGTCGCCTCTTTAGACGTCATTTCTGACGTTTTAAAAGGTTTATCGCTATACTGCTTCTTCATGTAGTTTTTGTATTCCAGTTCGTCTTTTGGCGTTTCATAGCCACATGACCAAACGGCAATTTCTCTGAATAAGCAGTGCATAATTTTATTCTGTTCTTGTGTGCGTTGGTTCTTATCGAAAAAAGATAGATCAACATCAATGTAACCTGTATTCACATTCCGATACTTTAGAAGCTCTTGTTCCGTGATTATCTTGTCGATACTTGCATAAACCATCGTCTTACCCTCATGATGTTTAATTTTGTGTATCTTTGCATGCTCTTGCATCTTCATCACTCATTTCTATAAGCGCTTTATAAATGATAGTGCTTCCTACTTTATGGTCCTTATAACGACCAACCATATAATCATCCCTAGTAATAGTTGAACGTGTTTTTGTTTCTTGTTTAACTTTTAAAACTTTGTTGCCTTTTTTTCTGACTTCTCTCAGTTGTTTTAAAAACTGAATTTTATTCGCATTAGTTATCATGTAACGCATCTAAATCACCTCGATTTCAAACTCTATTCTGCCTTTGTCGGCATATTTTTTGTCTGCTGTTATCTGAATGATGATGTTATCGTCTGTGTATACAATGCCGCTTAATGCATCAAGCAATCCTTTGACGTAATTGTCGACATCGGGACGTGTTCGTGGATAAAACTTGCCTTGTTCATGCGCCTGTCTGTTAAGTTTAGTCAGTGTTTTGGGTAAAGGTCTGTAAAATGTCATAAACACCCGTACAGGCTCACTGATTGGCTCATAACCCACTGGTAGCAACTTACGTGCCATTAATTTTATTTGCTCCTTAAAGTACATTGATTTCGGTGGATCATACGCTCTCGTATGTTTACCAAAGGACGAAAATCTTGGTCGTCCCTGGGCAACTGGTTCTATATCAAAAGTTAGTTTCATGTTTACCTCCTAGAATAAAGTTAATTGTTTTTGTCCTCCAACAACCTTGCTCCATTTAATCTTTAATTCGCCATGATAGACCGTTCCATAAACTTCTTGATTTCCTACCCAAAAATTAAACTTATCATTGTCATAGGCATACTCTCTAATACTTGTCGGTACGCCTACTTCTTTAGTTATTTTTTGGATTGCCGCTAATCTATTAGCTTCTCTCATATTAGAAAGGCAGGTCGTCCGAAGAAATATCGACCGGTTTACCATCACTAGCAAACGGATTGTTGAAAGCAGGCTTGCTTGATTGCCCCTGTGATCCACTTTGGCTATTTTGTTTATACTGATTGCCATTTTGCTGTTGCGTTTGTTGTGCGTTATCCTGTGACTGTTTAAGCGCAAATCCAACGCCTCCATAACCATCAGCTATAATATCTGTTGTATATATTGTTTTACCGTCACTATCTTCATATTTTCCAGTTTGAATTGAGCCGCAAATTTCTACTGCATCGCCTTTTTTGAAATAATTAGCGAAAAACTCTGCTGTTTTACCAAATGCTTTAATTCTTGGGAAGTCACTTTCATACTCACCCTCTTTATTTTTATAGCCCCGCTTAACTGCCACCGTAGCATTTGCAATTGCTGAACCACCTTGTGTATATTTCAACTCAACATCTTTGACTAATCTTCCAGTTAACATTGCTTTATTCATTTATTTTTCCCTCCAATAAATCTTTATTTTGATATATGTTTCCTACAATTTCTACTTTGTGGTTATTTATTATCGTTTTTAGCGGATAGAATTCTTTTCCGTAGCCCCATCCAAACAACTCGTCCTTAACTCCAAACGCACCATCCTCAAAAACAATTGTTACTGTTTTCTTTGCATCTCTCACAATTTGAATAGATAACAGGTCTCCCTCATAAATATCAACACCATTCGAATCTTTTAAGCCTGTGTACTGCATGAGTTCAACCGGAATGCCTTCGTCGTAGTGGTATAGCATTGCCGAATCCCATTTTTTCAAATCTATTTCTATCATGTTATATCCAGCATTTCCATATTCATATATTATAAAATCCAAGTTCCCATCAGCATCAAATATTGGATTTACATTATGAAACATTTTCTTTTGATATTTATCCCAAGCTCTAATTTCAATTTTCATTCAGCACTCTCCTTTTAATAACACTTTTAATCATTGGCTATTCGCTCACTTCTTGTCTGATTGGTAGGCCATCATCCCATTTTGTTTCTTCAAAATAATATGGACCGAACAATGCACCGTAATTTAAATAATATGCAAGTGCTTGAATCAATGAATACACATATCTCAATGCGCCAGTTTCGCTCGACAATTTATTATCTTCAAGGTAAGCGATAAGCGGAACGAACGAATTCGGGGAAATCATTTTACATTTAATATCACTCAAAACATTTTTGTATTCTTCTTCTCCCATAAAAAACACTAGCTTTTCTTTTACATTTTCTTTTGTAATATCATCATCAATATAAATATCATCTTGGATGTTAAAACGCTCAATGTATTCTTGTTTTAAATTAATTTTCATCCCTGCGCACTCTCCTTTTCTTTTAAAAAAGCAATATATGCCTCAATTTCCTTGTCGTTTACTTGCTCCCACTCTTGCTGCGTGTAAGTTTGACCGCATTCGTCGCATACTAGCAAGTCGTCAACTATCGAACATTCATCGTCGCATTTGAAACATCTAGAACCATCATAGTCTCCCCTCATTTCGCACTCTCCTTTCCATAACGTTCAACATCAAAATCATCTGCTAAAGCGTTCATGCTACTTTCTTGATTAACAAATGCTTTTGTTGCCTCGTAAACTTCCTGTTCGTCATAACAAACCGTTTTAAACTTCGCTATGCCTTTCTCTAGCCAGTGAATAGTCGCATGAGGGGCGATTGCCCCACCAATGTAGTTAAATGCCATACAAAGCCTCCTGTGCGTGTTTTACCATGTATTTATATTACGTTCGCTCTCCCAATCGAAAACGAGTGTCGTTGTTACTCGGTCATTAAGCACAACCTCAGCCAAACGTTTACCATAACGTTGTAGGATTTCTTTCGGCTTTAAGTTAGTTGTTATCACTGTGTGCTTTGATTCATCACGATTTTTGAATATCATCAACAAGTCGCTACTAATTGAGCCGCGTTCGTTGTCTTTCTTTTCTGCACCAAAATCATCAATGATCAACAAGTCCACATTTTTTATGCTTTCAAACTTTTCTCTGCGTGAATTATCTGCGTAACCCGATGTAAGTTCATCTACCAGGTCGGGTAAGTTAATAAACAATGACTTGTATTCGTATTGATCAACAAGCGTTTCATTGTTCATTTTCTTTTTACTGGATAACTCTTGATGTATCGCTGCGGCTAAATGACTTTTACCTGTGCCATAGTTTCCTGTTAAAAACAGGTTCATCGGTTTTTTCTTGTCGAATATTTCAACGTATCGTTTGCACGTTAATCTGATTTTTTCTTGCGCTTTGTTCTCTGAGACATAATTATCAAAAGTTGCCTCTTTCAATCGTTCACTGATATAGCTGCCTTTGAAAATAGCTTCTTGTTTCTTTTTGTTCTCAGCTTCAATCGCTCTGATACGGAATTGATTGTTCTCACGTTCAACTTGTGCTCTCACCTCTGCTAGTTCTTCGTTAGAAAGGGAGTGTGTCATCGTCTGTAACTGGTGCATTGCTGAATTTGTTGTCATCTTCTGAAAAGATTGCACTCTCACCGCCCCCTTTTTGATTAAGATAAGATTCAAATTTAGTACCAAACAACGTTTTAGGTCTGAGATAAACGGACATCTTACTGTTGTTGCCCCACTCAAAAACCTTGTTATCGATTACTGTTTTAAAATCTTCTAAAGTAAAGCTGTTGTTAAAACGTGCCTTGATATGCTTTTGTGTATCTTTTGATGATGATCTGTACTTAGTACCAGCTTTATCGTTTAGATAATCAATTATTGTTTTATAAGGGGGGATAGTTTCGCTTTGCGGAACAATATCTTTTTCTTTCTCTAACTCTTTCTCTAACTCTATCTCTTTCTCTGTGTCACATTCAGTCACATGAGAGTCACAATGTGACCCTTTTTCTAAAAGAACAGGCGATTCTTTTGTTCTAAATCTCCGCATTTTCCGCGCGCTCTCAGTCTCAGTGCCTATCATTTCAGTAATTGTATTGATGTATAACTCGTCGTTAGTTTCGTTGATTTCGATAAGTTTTTTAGACTTTAGAAACGCTAGTAACACATCTACGTTCTCTTTTTCTTCGTTTAAAATAACCGCTATTTCATCAGATATATTCTCTCCCATGCCTTCGAAAAATAGATAACCGTCATTTTCAAGGGATAACAACATCATTTCAAGGTAGATAAGAGTGTAAGTATCGCCGCCAGCTATACGTCTTAATATCTTTATCTCTGGATTGTTGAAAAATTTCTTATCCAGTTTTAACCAATAATATTTTTTAGCCAAATTACTCACCGCCTAGCCAAGTGTTCAAGGTAGCAATACACTCATCTGCATAAACTTTAGTTAAGCTACTGACATCAGTTATGTTCAATCCTTCGTATACAATGCCAACCTCGCTAGCATTCTTCTCAGCTAATCGGTGGGCTTTATCTTTTATTTCGTTAATCTGCACCTTTGTTATAGGAGCTGGCTTACTTTGTTTTTGTTTTGCATACGGCTTTTTATCCGAACTATTTCCACTGGCCGCATTTCCATCATCGTCAACATCACTTGATATTCCAAATGCTGCTGATAAGCTGTATCTTCTAGCGTAGGTTAAAGCGCTCCCTGCACTCTGTGCTGTGTTCTTTTCTACAGGCAAAGTGAATGTATCAAATTCTAAAAACTCGCCTTTCGAGTGTGTTATTACCGTTTTAACACCTACTGATTTATCGCTAGATTGAGGGATTTGAATGTAAGATAAACCTGTATCTTTAGATCCTGTTTTGATAGCTGCTATAACACCTTCTAAGGTTACATATTTAGATTTAAAAAAAGGATTCTCAGCTTCTTTTTTAGGTTGTTGGACTTGTTCGTGGAACTTAGCCAACCCTGCAGCAATATTTGCTATACTTTCACTAGTTTTCATTACTCCTCAACTCCCTTATTAAGTGTTACCGTTGCTTTATCGTCCTGTTCGACTACTTTAACGCCAGGTACAACTTCACCGTTTGGATCAATGATTTTCCCATCGACAATTTGACTTTCTTTTTTGATAGCGGCCCAATCAATTGATAACGTTGTTTTTTCGTTAACTTTGCCAGCTGACTTTGCATATTCCATCAAGAGCTTTTCTTCTTTTACAAATTGTGGCTGTTGTTTATTTAAGCTAAAGTTACCGAATGGTGTTTTCACAGTCTTACGTGCTTTCTTGCCGCTTTCTACACGCTTTTGGTTATCTCGCATAAGATATACCTTTAAATTGACTGTGAGGTTAGATACAGACGTTTCTAGCTTGTCGTTTTGTTCTTTCAACCATGCATCTGCATGTTCTATTCGTTCAATGAACGGCTTTACAGCTTCCTCATACATTTCTTGATTTTTTTGCTTTTGGTACGATGTCCAATCAATGTAACTAATCGCTTCTGATACTTGCATCTCTGTTGTTATTTCATCGAAAACATTTGCTTTTGGTGCTTCGAATTTAGGGAGTTTGTTTTCAGTCATTGTTAATCACCTCTTTTTTGCTTAAAAACGAGACAACACGAACGTTATCGCTCTTTGTTTTAAACCACTCGTTATTATCATCAGTTATATGGTGTGGGGTCCCTAAAATTCCGCAAAATTGAACGGCATCATCACAAGTCGGTACGTCAAATTTATAAAAATCAACAGAATCACTTTGGCGATACAACTCGATAACTTTCAATTCTTTTTCACTTAAAAACTTCTTCATCAATTTATTACGTTGTCTTTTTTTCATTTCCATTTCCTCCGATGTGTGTTATATTTTTGGTATTAATATTTGTTGATGCACCCTCTGCCAAGGGTGTTTTTTTATTGTTCTTTTGAATGAATAAACTCTTCATCTCTAAACTCATTACACTTAATTTCTCCATACTCCATCGCTAACAACTCCTCTTCTTCGGCTCTTTCAGCCTCACTCAGCCTAGTTTCGTAAGCTTCGTATTGATCGTAATTGTCTGGAACGTGCATGCTTTCACCTACTTTCCTTTTTTCGCTAGATAAAGATAAACAGCTAGTATCACTGTTGATGTTGATAACGCTAATGCTATGACTGATAATGCAAAACTTAAAATGGTCATCGTTCTTCCTTTCTTATCGGTTTGTAGCTAATTAATTCCGACAATTCAATGTCCAGGTAATCACAAAGTAGAACAAGTACATCAAAGCTAATCGCTTTATTTTTTTTGTAGTAAATACGAGTTAATGTACTTCTTGCGATGCCTGTATCTTCACTAACTTTAGTTATTTTCAACAGTCGTTCGCCTAGTATTTTAGAGAAGTTATTTTGCACCTCTCCAATGCTTGTTAATGTGAACCTCATTTCACTCATCTTCCTTTCTTGTTAACAGTTTAGCTCCACAGTTAGAGCAATAATTAGCTACTTCTCTGTGATGTGTTTTGCCGCATTGACACTCCAATTTCTTTATTTCAAATGGTTTAAGATTACTGTTCAATTCTTCAATGTTCATTATTGTTTACTCCTATTTGATATAATGTTTTTGAAAGGTGGTGATTAATATTATGCAAAGACAATTAGTTTCTTCTAGTAGAATCCGTAGTGTTGGTTGGTCGGATAACACTTTAGAGGTGGAATTTAGAGATGGTGCTGTTTATCAGTATCACAATGTTTCTGAATTCGAGTATCACTCGTTTATAAATTCAGGTTCTTTAGGTTCTGCTCTATCAAGATTGAGCAAAATGCATCGTTATAACCGAGTTTAATCTTCATCTACTATAATCGGTTCAAACCATTCATCTGACACCATTTTCAATCCGTATGCTTCGACTTCTACTCGAACATGCGGATTGTATTCTTTCCTTAATATTTCTGCAATCGCTTCGGCATGCTTAATAATTTCCTCGTTCATCTGTTCTCCCCCTATTTGATATATTTTAAAATGAGATATGTGTTGGTGATGTTGGCTACTAATGTTGCTAAAAGGATGTAAGTCATTTCGCTTCTCCTTTCGCATCGAAACGTATTGAATTGATTTCTCGCATAATCTTGTTAAATCGGTAATCTTTTGCCTTGTACTGTTTGCGTTTCAGCAACCAATCTTGCAAAAACATGTAGTACAGCGTGCCTCCGAAAACTACTGCTGACCATATGGAAACTAAAATCCAAAATCCAATCGGCATTGTTAAACCTCCCCATTCATTATTGCCAACATACGTCTAGTAATATGCGGCGGCACAACTAAATCTTCAAAGTTAACAATTTTACCGTCTTTATTTCTATGAATGACTTTGTAATGCGTTTTAATCTTTTGTTTTTTCTTTAATGTTTGTTCCATGTTGATTCCCTCCTATTTGGTATAATGATGGTGAAAGGTGGTGATGATTATGAATTATTTTGAAGTTTATTTATTAATTCTTAGAACGGTATATGATAAAAAGCCAAAGGACTTCCAAACACTATTAGACTTTGTTGCAGATGATGAATCAGTTTATAATTTAAGGTCCTCTATTGGCGATGAAGGAACTTTAGATACCTTACAAGAAATAACTGGAAACTTGATAAACGATAATTTGGTTGATGGTTCAATAATTAGACATAAAGACGGAAATCTGTTTGACATAAGCGGGCTTTCGACGCAGGGTTACATTTATTTAGAACAACTCAAGTCGCCAAAATTCAAAGAAAAACTAATATTGTTTGCCAAAGAAGAGGGTATTCCTCTTACTTATGCGAGTGTAACTAAGTTAATAGCAAGAATTATCTGGAGCTGAAACGAACTCGTCACAGATAATATCGCAATTAACGATAGTTTTTCCGCCGAACTCCCTAACAGAGATAGAATCAATAACAACGTTTTCTAATCGTTTGCCTCTAATAAATACACCATCGCTTGTAACGTTTATAGTTCCAAATACGTTTGCTTTTCTGTATTTTTCAGACAAATTGTTAGTATCTTTAGTTTTTATTTCAATCTCCATAGAAGCCAATTCGTCTGCCAACGTTTTGGCTTCTTTTAATATTCCTGCTAACTTCCCCACTTTAATTTGCATTGCGTCAATACCTTCGACAGATAATTTCACTTTCATTTCTTCATTTCGTGTCCTTTCTAAGTCCCTCCTAAAATACTTTGTATTTGATCGCCAACTCTTTAACGACAACTGTATAAATCTCAATTAGCTTTTTATCTTCTGCAATAACATCTGTCTTGCTAAGCTTGTTACGTTGAGAAACACTCACACCGTTGTCAGCCATTCGGCGGCGCTTATTAGTTAGTCGTATACTTAATGAAACCCCTGCTCGCTTATCCACTTCTTTGTGAATTTCACTACGAACGTTCTTGTGTTCATCAAAACCGCCTCTTACATTAACTACTTTATTGATAAGTTTGTTACATTCTTCACGCCAGTTTGTATAATTAACACCTACAATGTCGCTGATGTTATCCACTTTGCTTTCAAGTTGCTTTGTTGCTTGCTCTTGTTTAACGAGCGATTGAAAGATACCGTTGAACATTTGAAGTTCGGGACTTAGGTTTGATGTGTCTGATTGTTGCTTGATATGATTTTCCATTTGGTTAAAGCGATCGATATATCCCATAGCAAATTGTGTCCCTTTCGCTCCGGTCATTCTAGTTGAGAAAAGTTCGCAACCTTTTTTAGTTAACATGTAGTTAGGTAATTCCTTGTTTTGCGAATTAAGATAAGTAGATTCGATAAAATAGGACTCGTGAGTTTTCACGTCACCTGTAATTGAGGACTCACCATTTTTGGTGTCACCTATCTGTTTGATAATGTTTCTAATATCTTTTAATACGTTGTCGTGGCTACGTCCCACCATTTCAGCTACTTCATTACTTGTGATTGTTCGTTCGATTGTTTGCATTTTTTTCCTCCTATACTTTTTGTAATTTCCGTTCTTTATTGGGAACGTTCTTGGTAAAAAAAATACCCAACTCGTTCGTTGAATAACCTAATACGTGTGCAATACGTCCTAACTCATCCGCGCCTATCCCCACCAAACCGTTTTCTCTTTTAGCGTATGGTGTTCTTGTTTTCCAACCTAATTGTTCCGCCATCTCATCTTGAGTGAAACCTTTTGCGATACGTTCTGCTTTAATTCTTTTTAAATCAATTGTCATAACTCTCACCTCCTTCACATACTCGTTCTCTTTCGGGAACGTTTATAATATAACACGCTCCGTTCTCGTATGTCAACACTAAAGACATTAAAATACACAAAAAGAATTCAAAAAGATAACTATTGTATCCGTTTGGGAACGGTGCTATAATGTAGATATAATTCAAATGGAGGTTACAACATGCGTTCAAACGATGAAATAATTACTATATTAACTGATTTAAAAAATAAAAAAGAGCTTTCTTTAAGCGAATTAGCACGAAGGGTTGGCATGGCTAAATCTGCATTGTCTCGTTATTTCAACAAAACAAGAGAGTTTCCTTTAAACAAAGTTGAAGACTTCGCTCGTGTTTTGGACAGCACATCTGAGTATATTCTTGGGTTTGAAGATGAAGACATTACGTCTATCTACAGCCAACTAAACGAACAACGTCAAACAAAGGTTTATAACTATGCTTCACGTCAATTAGAAGAACAAAATAGCAACGTTACTTCTATAGATAAGAATAAAAAAGTTTACGTGTTAGGTAAAACAGCAGCAAACCCCACAGAAGTTAGCTACGGAGATGCTGTATATGACGAAACGATAGATACTAACGTCCCTCGCAATGCTGATTGCGCTTTGGTGATTCAAGGTGATTCAATGGAACCTTTGTTACATGATGGATCAATTGTTTTTTACAAACAACAATGCGAAGTTGAAAATGGTGAAATTGCTATCGTGGATATTGATGGTAATGGTGTCACTTGTAAAAAAGTTTATTTCAACTACGATGATAATATTGTTATACTTAAATCGTTAAACAGCAAATACGACGACAGAGAGCTACCGCCTGAACGCGTACGTATTATTGGCAAAGTTGTTTTATAAAAAAAGAATATTGGAGGAATTTTAATGTTAGTTGTAGGTGTTATTTCAGTAATTATCTTTATTGTTAGCTTAGTTCTGTTCTTCGTGAATTATTTCAGAAGAAAGAATGTGAAAGTTTTACTTTTAATTATGTTAGTTAGTTTGGTAATGATATTTGTAGGGATAGGCATAGGAGCGAAGGACGAAGTTAACAACAAAGCTAGTGATAACAAAAAAGATGTCAGTAAAAAAGAAGTGAAAGACGATAAAATGAGCGAGGATCAATGGAAAGAATATCAAAAAGAATTTAAAGAATTGGTTAAGATGAGTATCGATGCAAATGATTCTATTTCTGTTTTGGTATCGAGCTACTCAGTAAAAAAATATAGTACTAGCATTGCTGTCGATGTTAAAGTAAGTCAAGATATTAAATACGTTTCTAAAGAACAAAAGCAAAAAGCTGCTGACGGTTTAGGTCAAGTTTTTTATGGCGCTGCATCAGGAGCTTTAGCAACAACTCTAGGAACACCAGATGCTATGTCGCTCGATATAAAAATGCACTACGCTAATGATGATGTTTTATTTGCAGAAAACAGAATGATAGTAAATCCTAAAGAATTCAAAGTTAAGAACTAAAAAAAATAAGCACTCTCTCAACTTGGCGGAAGGTAGAGTGCTTACACAAAAAATCAACCTAAAAAATAGGTCTCTTTATATTGCCTATTTTATCATAAAAAGGAGCGGAATACTATGAAATTAAGGGCTGCAATATATGTGCGAGTATCTACTACTGAGCAGGCAGAAGAAGGTTTTTCGATTAAGGCTCAGACAGAAAAATTAAAAAACTTTGCTAACGCTAAAGATTATAATTTTGTCAAAACATACACTGACCCTGGATTTAGCGGTGCGAAGCTAGAACGTCCTGCACTTAAAGAGTTAATTAATGATATAGAAAAAGGGTTTATCGACATCGTTCTTGTGTACAAGTTAGATAGATTAAGCCGCTCTCAAAAAAATACATTGTATCTAATAGAAGATGTATTTTTGAAAAACAGCGTGCAATTCGTTTCAATGCAAGAAAGTTTTGATACTTCAACGTCTTTCGGGCGTGCAATGATAGGCGTGTTGTCAGTTTTTGCACAGCTAGAGCGTGATGCCATAACTGAACGTATGCAAATGGGAGCTAAAGAGCGTGCTAAGGCAGGCTTATACCACGGTAGTGGAGCAGGTACAATTCCTACAGGTTACGACTATGTAAATGGTGAACTTGTTATCAATGAGTACTCTGATGTTGTTAAGGATGTTTTTGAACTTTACGTTAACGGACTTGGTTTGAATGCTATATCTGTTAAGTTAAAAGAAAAATATCCAAGTAAAAAAATATCAAGAGGGACAGTTTTGGGCGGGATACTTGATAACGATGTGTATATTGGTAAAGTTAAGTATGCAGGGAAAAGTTATGAAGGTAAACACGAGGCGATAATTAGTGAAAAACAATATAATATAGTTAAAGCTATACGCACGAGGAAGAGCGATACATACAAAAATCAAACTCACAAAAAATATATGTTAACTGGTCTTTTACGTTGTGCTTACTGTGGCGGTAGAGTTGCTAGGAGCGGGGTATCAAGGGTGAAAAGTAATGGTCTTGAGTTTTATTATGAATGTTATTCGAGGAGAAAAAGCCCTGCTCACATGATAAAAGATCCAAACTGCCCTAGTAAAAGACACAAGAATACTGAAATTGAATATGATGTAATTGAATTTGTTAAAAATATTAGATTTAATCATGATAACAAAAATGAAATCAACAACAAAATTGATGAAGTTACTACTATGAAAAAAGAATTAAACTCTCTGGATAGTCAGATTGACAAAATGATTGAATTATATCAAGTGAGCGCAATTCCTATGGATAAAATAAACACAAAAATATCTGATCTTAATCGAAAGAAAGAATCCCTCACTGATAAAATAAAAAACCTCAAATTATCTAGTATCTCTAAAGTGAATCGAGAAGAAAAAATAAAAGAAGTTGAAAGTTTTGATTGGGATAACTCAGACATACCTCAAAAAGCTAATCTTTTAAAATCAGTTATTGATGAAATAATTATTTACAATGATACATTTGAAATAAATTGGTCTATATGA